GCTGCGTTCTGCTTCGCCCAGCGGGTCGCGCGGTCATTGGCGACATCGAACCGCACGAGGACGTCGGTCTCGCTGGCGAGCCACTCCGCTTGCTGCTGGCCGGCCTCGATGTAGCCGCCGTGTACGGCCTCGGCGAACTTCTTGGCCGCGACGTCGAGCTCGGCGATCACGCCTTCGATGTCGTGCGCGTGGAGCTTTGCCTCGATGTCATCGAGCGAGTTGTTCTCGCGCAGCCACTCCACGATCTGCGACCACGACGCGCCGAGATGCTGCTCGACGAGATCGAGCAGCTCGGCCATGTCGCGCTCGCTCATGACCAGATGAGGCGAACGTTCACGGGTCCGCCGGCGTTCAATACGACGACCGCGCCAGCGCCGAGCGAGACGCTGTCCGGATCGGTCAGGTGCAGCGGGATGCCGGTATCGGCGTTCGCGCCCTTGAGCTTGAGCTGCACCGTGTTGCCGACCGGCTTGACGATCGTGACCGCAGTCGGCGTCGCGCCGCCTCCAGGGATCGCGATCGCGTTGTCGCCGCCCGCGAGCGCGACCGGCTGCGATTCGGCCGGGCTGCTGGCGTTCGTTCCAGCTACTGCCGCCGCGTTGCCGGGCGCGTCGCCGGTGAAGGTCAATGAGATAGCGCGCGTCGAGCTCGTCGCCATAGGGGCATCGTGTCGTGCGCAGCCGCTCGGGGGCGATTACAGTCGGCCCTGACAAATGAACGCACCGCCCGCTTCGTCGACCTCGGGCGAGGCCACGACGCGAAACGATTTCGTCACCCCATCCGTATCCTGGATGGAGATCTTGTCGTCCTTCTCGACGACGATTCCCGGCGCAAGCGAACCGCCGATGACCGTAATGCGCCGATCCTCGCTCGTGATGAGACCGCCGGAGAGCGCGATCGTCTTGGCGTCGTAGCCCGCTAGCAAGCCGCGACACGGGTACGTCGTCGACGTCGGGTTGGTGCCACCGGACAGCGAGCCCGGCACGCGCGTCCCCGCTGCGAACTTCGTCAGCGTCGCGTTGCGATAGAGCTTCGCCTGCTTGAGTCCTGAGTCGACGTAGCGCTTGATGTCGTCGAGCAGGCTCACGACGGCAGATTCTTTTCGAACTCGGAGGCATCGTCGAACGCCGACTCGCAGTTGCCTTCCTGCCCGTATGTGTTGTCGGTCGGCGTGCTCGACGCGAGATACTTGCCGACCAGCTGCATCGCAACGTCGGGGAGCGGCGCCGCCGTCCCGAGCGCGACACTCGTTCGGCCGAAGAACTCCACGCGCGCCGTGCCAGCGCCGGCGGCTTTGACGTTGCTGCCGGTCTCGGTCGTCGACAGCCGCGATGGATCCGAACACGCGATCGCCGCGAGCTCGTATTCGGCCTGTGGGAATGCTGCGATCAGATCGCGCGTCGGGAAGTCCGGGGCGGTGGCTTGGTTCCACGCGAACCGCTCGAGGTAACGCTTCGCCGTGACGAGCCGCATTTTGCGCTGGTCGTCGGTGGTGAGCGCGCGCCACGCGTCGTACTGATCGCCGACCATGAACGCGAGATACGACTTGGCGCCGGCGAGCGTGCCGTAGATCGTCTCTTGCTCTCCGGTCGGGAGGGTTTCGATCTCACTCATGCTGCCCTTCGCTTCCGCTTGCCGGTCAGCGCGCTCTCCGGCTTCGTCCCGGTCGCGCCCGGGTCATTCGCGCCGGGCTCCGTGGGCGCGTCCAGTTCGGGCGCCTTGCCGCCGCTCGGCTGCGAGGGTCGAGGCCTCGGCAGTGGAACTGCACCGGCAGGCTTCTCGAGCTCGGCCGGAAGCCGCATGCGCTTACGCAGCACCGGGCGCGCCGGGTCGTCGGCGTCGAGCATGGCAAGCTGGATGTTCGCCAGAGAGCGCGTCACCGCCTCGATGCTCTCCGTCGAGATGGGCTCGGCGACGACGCGCGGCGTGCAGGTGTCAGGATCGAGACCGTTCGCCCGGATCAGCCGGCGCGCGAGCTGGTTGGTCGCGAACGCCCCCAGGCCGGTCAGGATTGTCTCGAGGTTCGTCGCGAACATCGAGGTCTTGTCCTCGTGCATAGCGTAGCTGCCCGAGGTCTCGCCGCCGCCGATCATCGCGAATTCGACGCCGAACACGCGGGCGATCTCCAGCTGCAGCCGGCCGATCACAGCGGCGATGTTTGGCGCGCCGGCGAAGTCGGCTCGCAGCACCTTCATCGCGTACTTCTCGACGCTCGTGTACGAGCCATCGGGCTGCTGGTACGTGCCCGAGTCGAGGAACAGGAACTGCTGCTTCTCGGGCGTCTTGGCGCGATTCGCGATCGCGTTGCGCATCGTGGCCGTCGCGGCATCGACGTACGCCTGTCGCTCGGCCGGATCAGTGGTCCCGGCTAGCGCGCGTAGCTCGGCGAGCGGCGCGTAGCCGATGGGCAGGCCGCCGATGTCGAACTCGTACGCGATCGCTTCGAGCTGTTGAAAGCGTTGGAGCCGGCGCACGAGCTCGATGACGTGACGCAAGAGGCCAGAGCCCTCCGGCGAGTCCGTCATCGTGTCGTCGACGCAGTAGAACGCCTCGTCGAGCGGGACGTAGTACTCGGCGCCGCTCACCAGCGTCCGCTGCCAGAAGCCGCGTAGCGGCAGAGTCTCGCTCGGCTTGTCCCAGCGCCAGACCGTGTACTGCGGGCGATGCTCGATCTCGCTGTAGCCGATCGTCCCGTCGGCCATGCGGCGCATCGCCGTCGCGTGCAGCGAGAAACCGAGCGCGTGATACATCGACGCCTTGCGGGCGACGAAGTTCCACGGCTTGGGCATGTCGGCGTTGATGAGGCCGCGCGTGACGATATCGACGCCCTGCTCGGCTTTCGGATCGCCGCTCGGGTTGAGCTCGCAGTGCCACTCCGTGCCCGCGATCAGGTTTCCCGAGTAACGGATGCCGAGAGCGACGATCGCCTCGTTCATCGCGTTCTGATACGTCGTCCACTTCTGCCAGCCGGTGAGCAGCGGGGAGCGCTCGACGTTCGGCAGAAACCCGCCGTACGTGATCACACCGTCGCTGCCCGGCGCCGTCGACCCCTTGCGAGCGGCGCGGCCCGCAGGATTCACAGACGGGGCGCCCTTCCTCATGTTCGGATTGCCGGGCTTGCCCACGAATAGGTTGTGCGGCCGGACCTATGCCGGGGGCGATCAGTCGAGGTCGCCGCCGAATGGAATGCTGAGATCGGCGCGCGGCTGTTTCCGCATCGTCAACGCCGCAAACGCTCGGCTCGTCGCGTCGACGCGATCTTTCAGCTTCGCCGCCGGAAACCCCTCGTGCTCGTCGAGCCACGCATCGAGCCACGGGCCACGAACGAGGTACACGTTGCCGGCCTCGCACTGCGCCGCGAACGGCGCCGCTCGCGTCTCCTTGCTACCCGTCTCCGGCGAGAAGTGCACGTTGTAGCCGGCGAGCTTGCTCGCGAGGTAGCTCTTCTGTGCCTTACCGGCCTGCCCGGGATCCTGCGGGATGTCCACGTCGCACGCATGCCCGTCGCTCGCCGCTGTCTCGGTGATCGCGTCCTCGACGTCGTGCGCCGAGCCCTGCAACCACCGACAGTGCTCGACGAAGAACTTGCCGCCGACCTGGCGGATCTTCACGCCCGCAGTCGCCGCCGTCGCGTCGCTGCCCGCCGTCGCCGCGAGGTCCCAGCCCCGCACGGCCCGACCTCCGCTCGGAGCCGCGTCGACGATCTTGTCCTTGAACCACTCGCGCTTGAACATCCCGCCGCCGGCAGGGAGCGGACGCTGGAGGTACTGCGCCGAGAATGTGAGCGTGCCCATGTCAATGCGGAGCGTGGCGAGCGAGGCGACGCTGAGCAGCGACGAGAGCGGCACGCCGGGCGCGCGCGGGTCGCGCCACACCAGCACGCCCGCATCGTCGTAGAGCTCGCAGGGCGCGTCGTCGGCATCAAGCACGGCCGGCAGGTTCAGTAGCTTCCATCCAGCTCGGATGGCCCACCCCGGCGGATCGTCCTCGCACAGCCGCTGGCCGCTCAACACGCGCCGATCGTTCTCCTGGTCCTCGAGGCGGCTCGGTAGTCCCTCAGCGACCCAGCGCACCGACTTGCGGCGCTCGCTGGCGCTGTACATGCCGTCACCGGACAGCGCGTCGTCGATGACCTGGACCGTGCAGCGTTCGCCCATCGACGTCGACGGCGAAACGATCACGCGGCGACCGCCGCCGGTGAACCACACGTCGTCGAAGCGATCGCCGACATCGCCGCGGATCCCCCACGCGCCGCCGACGAGATCGCGATACGCCTGGGACCGGATCACCTCGCGGCACTTGATCGCGTCACGCTCAGCGAAGCGGTGCGAATAGCTGCCGCACATGACACGCTCGCGACCGTCGCTGCGCAGCTCGAGCCATGACGGGAACGCGACGGCATCGAGCAGCGACTTGCCCGTGCCCGGCGGCTGGCAGATCACGAGGCGTTTGATGCGGCCCTCGCCGACCGCCTGCAGCGCCGCGCACACGCCGTCGACCGCGACCGACGGAATAAGCGCGCGCGTCGGCTCGATTTGCGGCCACATGTGCTCGACGTAATCCCGGAAGGACTCGGAGCAGATCGAGCGGAGCAGGCCGAGGCGGTAGCCGCGCGCGCGGCCGAGCTCGGCCGCGGTGAACTGGTCAGCTCGGCTTCGTCTCGCCATC